CCACACTTCGAGCCCCGGCACCGACACCGCAGAGGTCGACAGACGCGGTGTGCCACCGTCCAGGACGATGTCCGCCGCGGGGGCGGTGATCGTTACAGCCACTAGCCCGAGGCCCCGAGGTCCAAGGTCACGGTCAGGTCCGACCCGTCCAGGGTGGCGATCGCAGCCGGCGCCGGGTCGTACACCGCGAACAGCGGCACCGACGAGGCATCGTTCACGCCGGCCTGGTAGCCGATCACCGCGTGGATGCCCTCGGCGGTGCCGAGCGAGGTCCACACCACCGATGAGGTGGGCAGCGACCAGCGGCCAGCCGACCACGCCGGGGTGCCCGACACCAGCGGCTTGCGCGTGTAGTTCGCAGCCGTCAACTCCGTGGTGCCGAGGGTCAGGGAGGTCAGCGAGACGTGATCCTCGTCGAACGTCCAGCCCGTCCCGTACTCGATCAGCAACAGTTCATCGTCGGCCCGGGCATCCCACCCGGACGGGGTGAGCCTCGCCACACCCTGCGTGTAGAACACGGTCGTGATTGCCATCTAGACCACCACCGTCCCTAGAGTCCCCTCGGTGCACTCCCACCGCAGCGTCATCGCCACGTACCCGTAGGGCAGCGACACCAGCCCGTCGTCAGACGTGCCACGCGGCATCCCCAACAGTTCACGGTGCCCGAGCCCCGGCAACCAGACGTACAACGACCCCGGGGTGCGGGTGTCGTTGGCGTCGAACTCGGTGACCAACGAAACCCACCAGTCCCCCGCGGCCTCATCGTCGCCGGGTGTGAAGATCTCAACGTCGAGCTCCAGCATCCGCGGTCCCGACGTGTCGACCCCCACCGCGGCACCAGGCGAGAACGCCCGGTTGGCGGTCTGGGCGATCACCGACGGACCCAGCCCGGAGATCTTCACGATGCTCACTTCCGGCGCCACCGTGTCATAGCCGCACACCAGCGACCCAACACCGAACTGGTACTCACCGGTCAGCGGCGACGCCACTAGTGGGCCGGCCCGACTTGCATGGCCCGCATCACCTGCCGGGCCACGGCGTCACCCGTAGCCCACGGGTCACCGGACTCGGCCACCGTCACGTTGAAGTGCACGTCTCGCACCGCCTGTGGTTTGGATTCCTGGCGCCGACTGGAACGCTCTGCGAACGCTGCGGCCTGACGGTCACGGGCCGCGACCTGCGCCGGGGTCAACACCTCGGCCGGGCCCTCCACGACCTCGGGGCCGTTCTCACCGACAACCCGCTTCTGGCCGGCGCCGATGCTGCCACCCGTCGCACGCCCGCCGCCCGTGGCCGCAACGATGGCGTCCACAAGGGCCTGTGTCGTCTCCTGAGCGCCTTCCACGGCCGTGATGGCGGTCTGTAGCTGGATCGTCCACGGCCGTGACGTGAGGCTGTTCAGCTGCTCGGCCATCTCCAACATGCGCTGGCGGATCGGGGACCCCGGCTCCATCGCAGCGGCCGTCTCGAGAAGCTTTGCGATCTGGTCGTCCAGCACCGTCTGGTTGTTGCCGAGCGCGGTGTCGACCGCCTCCTGGGCGAACACCTGCTCAACCAGCGCCTGAGTGAGATCACGCTCGGCCTGTTCGACCTGACCCCGGGCCTCGACGACACCCTCGGTGGCCTCGACCACCCGGCCCTGCGCCTCGACCACCTGGTCCTGAGCGTCACGCACCCCGTCGGACGCAGCCTTCACACGGTCGTTCGCCTCAGCGACCCGGCCCTGCGCCTCCACGACTCGGGCCGCAAGTTCCTCTTGCACCTCGGTGACGCGGACCTTGGCGTCTTTCAGGCCCTCCTCGGCGGTCTTCTCGCCCTCGGCCGCCAGCGCCACCTTGTCGCGGGCCTCGGCCATGATGTCCGACTGCTCGATGCCCTTGGCCTGCGCGTCGGCCAGGCCCTCGGCCGCTTCCTGGTTCGCTTCCTGCGCCTCCGCCAGACGGATCTCGGCCCGTTCGACCCGGATCCCCAGCCGCTCCCGATCCCGGGCCCACTCGGCGCGGGCCTCAGCGTTGCGCTTCTCCCGCTCCGCGGCCTGCTCCGGGGACTCGTCGGCCTTCGCTTCGTCCAGGTCGGGGCCGGCGGCGAGTGCCCGCTTCGCCTCGGCCAGATCTAGGACGGCCTCTTTCTCGTCGAGCACCGCCGAACGGGCCGACACCGCCATGTCGTCCAGCGCCTCGGCCGCGTCCTCACGGGCCTGGGTCAGATCCTCTTGGGCGGCCTTGGAGTCCTTCTGTGCCTCGGTGAGCGCCTTCTCAGCGTCCAGGACGCCCTTGTTGGCGTCCTCCAGTTCTTCGGAGCCTTCGCGCTGCTGGCGCTCGGCTTCGACGAGGTCGGCCACGGCGTCGGCGGCGTCGGTGCGTGCGTCGGACAGGCTCTCCTCGGCGTCCTGCACGCCACGGGAGGTATCGGCCACACCCTTGCGGGCGTCGGCCACGCCGTCCTCTGCGTCGGCCACCTGATCCAGCGCCGAGGCGACACCGTCCTGTGCGGAGGTGACCCCGTCCTGAGCGGACCGGAGCCCGTCGACCGCAGAGGCCGCGTCCTGCGACGCCTTCGCCTGGCGCTCCGCAGCGGTCGCCGCCTTGTTCGTGCCGGCCGCCAGATCGGTCGCGGCACCGGCCGCACCCTCGGCCGCCCCTGCGTACTCCTCGGTGCGGGCAGCCGCCGTAGCGTTCCCCTGCTCCACGGCGTCGATAGCGGCCGCAAGCTTCGGATACGGAATCCCCGCGTCCTGGGCGGCGTCGCGCATCGCGTACAGCGAGTCGATGTTCTGCCGGCCGAACGCCTCAAAGTCCTTCTGAGAGGCGATCCCCTCCATCCCGATGACGAGCTGCTCAAGTTCCTCGGTGGTGGCCCGCAGGGCGTCTTCGGCGGACACCTTCGTCTCGCCCATCGCCCGACCCAACTGGATCAGTTCGTAAGCAGCAGCGGCGGCACCGATCGCACCGAGGGCGACACCGAACTTCCCAATCTTCGGGGTCGTCGCATCCGTGGCAGACCCGAGCCCGTCTAGCGCCGACTTCGGCAACACGAGCTTCGCCGCCATGTCGGCGGCACGGGACGCGGCCACCGCCATGACCTTGCCGCCCTCGATCAGCTTCGGAGCCAGCAGGCCAACGCCGAGCGTCAGACCACCGATACCCACGATGCCGGTCTGTACCGGCCCCGGCAGGTTCCCGAACGCCTCGGCCAGCGTCGCCACGCCAGCGGCGCCCTTGGCGACGACCGGGACCAGCGCCTCACCGATCGTCGCCGCGCTGTTCTCCAGCTCAGCCTTCGCACGCTTCGTCGACATCGCCAGGCCATCGGACTCGCGGGCCGCAGCGCCCTGCGCGTCGCCCGCGTTGTCCAACATGATGTTGTAGGTGGCGAGCGCCTTCTCTTGCGCCGTCAGTTCCTTCGAGTTGGCCTTACCCGTGTCGGCCATCGCCCGCTGCTCCACCGCAGCGGCATTGATCGTCGGAACGAACTTCTGCAGGGCGTCGTACTCACCACGGAACGCAGCGGTCTGCGCCTCGATCACGTCCACCGGGTTCGCGTTGTGAAACGCTGCGAAGTCACCCGCAAGGGTGATCATCGACGTGGACATCTCAGCGGCCGTCGCCGTGCCCATGTCCAACTGGGTAAACAGGTTGCCGAACGTCGACGCGGACTCCAGCGCCTCACGCTTCGACAGGGCCAGCCCCTCGGTAGCCCCGGCGGCGAACTCGTCGATTACCCCGACCGACTCCTTAAACACGGAGTTGGTCTTGGCCTGCGCCTCGGCCAGATCGCCCGCGGCCTTCGTCGACAACCCGAGAGCCGCCACCGTGCCACCGAGCACGATCCCGCCCGCAACCTCCCGGGCCTGGCTCAGCTTCCGGGCGTACTCGTCGGCGCCCTCACCCAACTTGTTCGACTGCTTCGCCGTCTGGTCAATCGACTTGTCGAGCTGCCCGAGCTCGCGCTGAATCCGCTTGAGAGCGGCCAGCGTCTGCTGGTCCTTCGTCGTGATGTCAATTGTCAGGGCGCGGCCGGCCACGACGGCCTAGACCTCCACGGGAACCGCAGCAGGGAACAACGTCACCGTCGTGGCCACCAGGGCGAACGTGGCGAGCGGGTCGACGTTCTGACGGACCCACAGCCACTTCACGACCGTCGCATCCGCCAACAGGACCGCATCCGGGCCGCGCTCAAGCAGGCCAAGAACCGCAAGGTCCAGCTCCTGGCCTGTCTCCATCCGGTACTGCACCGCGTCCAACCCGGTTACCCGGGCCAGATCGACCGTGTGCTCCGTACCATCTATGACCGCTGTGATCGTGCTCATGCTCCGAACCCTCCCGGGAACGCTCCCTTGAGCGCCGCCTCATAGGCGGTCGCATACATCGCTTCGATGTCGTCGATCCGATCGACCAACACGTCTCGGATCACGTACGGGCCCTGCCCCGGTCGGCCGGCCGTCCACCCGTTGCCGACCCATGTAGGCATCTGCGACCCGTACGCCTCGTACTTCTTGTTTGCGAACCAGCCGACCCGCTTCTTCATCCCCCAGAACGCGGGCGCCGCGAGCGCCGCGTCCGTGCCGTTCTGCGCCGGAATCATGCGGATACGGGCCGTAGCGTTCGTCGCAGAAGGCCCGATACCGACAGCCGCCCGTTGCTCCAAGCGGCTACCGGATCGGGCCTTCTGCTGCGCCCATTCGACGACCTGCTTCGACACCACAAGGTTGGCCTTGCGCGTCTCACGGGAAAGGCTCTGGGTGGCCTTCTTCATCCCCGCGAACAGTTCCTCGAATCCCTGGACGTACAGGGAGACGAGGGCGTCGTCTGCCATCTTCGGCGCCTAGTAGGCGGCGTCGGAGGTCTGGTACTCCAGCGTCCACGCCGGATCGGTCAGGTTGTCCAGCACCCGGAACGGCAACGGCTGCTCCGGGGTCATGTCCAGACCGACCTTCGGGGACGAACCGGTCAACTGGATCAGCGGGAACGTGGCCCGGAAGAAGAAGTCGAACCCGGCCTCGATCTCGCCACCCGTGAACGTGATGACCAGATCCTCGAGCTCGGTGCCGGCGATCCACGAGTTCTGCCAGGTGTCGCCGTCGAAGTCGAGCGACAGGGTGCCGGTCGGCTCCACACGGGTGTTGAGGATGGGCTTCTCGCGGCCACCGGCGCAGATCCGCCAGCGTTCCATGTCGAGCCCGGTGGGGATCGTGAAGTCAGACGATCGCAGGCACTCCGACGAACCACCGATGGTGACGACACAGTCGGTGTCGGTGTAGATGGTGGGGGTCGTCGGGTATGACGGGGTGACCGACGCGGCGGCGGTGTCGAGCGTCTTGTACTGGTAGGTGTTCTTGAGGACCGGCAGGCCCTTGGGGGAGAGGCTGAGGTTCAGCGACTCGACCATCGCACCGAGGTAGTCGTGGTGGTTGGTGGTGCCATCCACCGACACGCGGCCAGCGTGCAGCGTGAACGACTTGATCGGGCCTGAGGTGGTCGGGGTGAACGTGTGGAGTCGGGCGTTGGTCGCACCGACCGGGGTGGTGGTCGCCACCGTCGACGCGACACCGGCGAGCAGCAGACCGAGCGACTTGTTCATGAGGTCGACGGTGATGACGTGCTGACCACCGCGCTCCACGGCCACCGAGCGGCCCGTCGGGGTCGCCACCGTCGCCGGGCGCATCCCCCGGGACTGCATGTGCTCGATGTTCGGGGTCGCGTCGTCGGTCTGGTTCTCGATGCCTCGCGTGAGGGTGGCGGCCTTCGTGCCCCAGGCCACCGCCTCCTCGCCGATCGTCCAGAAGTTGTCTTGGATGCCCATTTCAGCCCTCCTGGCCGGTCGGGGTGGCACCATCCGCGGGTGCGGTGGTGTCGGCGGCCAGGGCCGCACGGATGTCCGCTACGGGAGCGGACGGGTCCACGTCGACACCGATGGCGTCAGCGTGGGCGATCAGATCGGCCTTCTTCGCCGTGGCCGGATCGAACGGCTGCTCGCCGTCGACCGGTTCGAACTCGGCGCCCAACGTCGCCACAAGGGCGTCGTCGAGGTCGAGGACCTGGCCCGGCACGGGCTCGAACGGATCGGCGCCCTTCGGGGTGTAGACGTAGCCGGCCGAGCCGGTGTAACGGACACGCATCGCGTGATCTCCTAAGGGTGAAAGGGGTTAGACGAGCCGGGCCGTCACGTCGATCACGACGCGGGCCGAACCGATCGGGCCTTCGGGTGTCTGGCCGCACGACATCGACTTGGAGGTGATCCACACCATCTGCACGCCTTCGACGGCGGTAAGGCTCGGATCGTCAGCGATCACATCTTCGATGGCAGCGACAAGCTCGGTGACCCGCGTCATGGTGGCGTCCAGGTCTTTGCGGCCAGCGACCACCACCAGCAGCGGGATGGTGAACTCGTCCTTACGGATCTGGCGGCCGGAGGTCATCACCGGCCGCTCCTCCGTAGAGGTCAGTTCGTCGATGAACACCATCTCCGCTTTGCGTTCCAGGTCCCCCGGCCATCCCGGCTGGACCGACACAACCCCGTTAAGGGTGGCGTGGGCCCGGAGCAGCGTGACCAGTTCCTGGGCGGTCGACCACCAGACGGTCGTGGTGGGCTCAGCCACCGAACCGGTAGTCCTGCTCGGCGTTCAGCGCAGCATCGATGTCCAGGTACCCGGTCGGCCGGCCCTCATCCCAGTTCGGCGTCGAGTAGCGGGTGGTGCCGCCGTCGAAGTTCTGTGAGAGCACGTCCCGGCTGGTGCCGGAGGCAGCGTTGGCGACCCGGCGCATCACATACGCAGCGCACGCCGACAAGATCCCCTCCGGGGTCGAGGCGATGCCGTGCGTGTACTCCACGGTGATCCAGCCGTTGTTGTTGACGAACATGCACCCGCGGGCCGCGTCCAGATCGTCGGTGTCGAACGTGATGGCGTTGCTGTCCGAATCCTCGACCGACACGATGGACAGGATCTGCACGTGGGGCAGTTCCAGCACCCCGCGGCGCGGCTTGCCGACGTGGGTGGCCTCACGGGTCGTGAACGCAACACCGCGGTACCGCTCCGCGATCCGCTCGAACTCGGACACGAGCCGCACGATCTCCGCATTCGAGGTGTCACCGAGACGGGGCTGGCGTTCCCGCACCAACGCCGCCGTGAGGTACGCGGTTTCAGCCATCGTCGCCGTCGGTGCTCTTGGCCTTACGGGTGTACGACCGCTTCACCGGGCCGTCCTCGGCCACCAGAGCGGCAGGCGCAGCAACCGGGAACGTCGGCTCCACCTTGGAGAACAGTTCCGACCGACCGACCACGATCGGATCAGTCGTCGTGAAGATCGTCCCCACCAGGTACACCCGGCGGCCGACAGCAAACGACACGTTGGCGCGAAGAAGCTCGACAGCCACAGCAGGCACCTCCCATAGATCGGGTGAGGGGATGAGGGGTCCCGGTCTACCCTGCCCCTCAACAGGGCAGACCGGGGACTAGCTGGCCGGATCAGGCCGTGGTCGGCAGATCCAGCAGGGTGAACGCGGCGTCGTTGATCGAGTCCGCACCCACACGCCAGAAGGCGTACAGGCCACGCTGACCGGTCAGGGCGCCGTCACCGTTCACACGGTGCGGCACGTACTCCACCGACAGACCCACCCGATCAGCGATCAGGTAGTTCTGGAAGTCACCGAGCACCATGATGTAGTTGTTCGCCGTGGCGGCGGCGCTGTAGGCGCCGTCCATCGCGGACGACTCGTACACCGGGTAGCCGATGAGCTCGGGCGGGAGCCCGGCACCGAGGCGCTCCCACAGGGAGGCGCCACCAGCGGTGTCGAACTGGCGGATCAGGTTATAGATCGCCTTGTTCGCAACCCACGAAGCGTTGGTGCGGAACCGCGGGCCGAGGGCGTTCTCCACGGCGTAGATGTCAGCGACCACCAGGGCCTCCGAGGTGGAGACGTTGATCTCCGAACCGGTACCGGCGAGAGCCACGGTGATGCCCCACGGCTCGTTGGTGCCGGAGCCGGTGGCGAACTTCGTCGCCTCCAGGTTGTCCTTGGCGTCCGCGAACAGACGGAGCATCTCCGAGCCGAACTGGGCCCAGTCCTGACCGATCTCGATGCTGTAGTCCACGGAGGCGTGCGCCTTGTGAACGGTCACCGACGGCTGGGCGAGGGTCGGGGCACCATCGGACACAGCGGCGGCCTCAGCGGCGAACGCGGCGGTGATCCCGGCCGAGCTGACACCGTTCCAGGTGTCGGTGGTGACCGGGACGACCCGGGAGATCTGCCGGAACGGGTTGGTGGACCCGTCGCTGGTGAGGATCACGGTCGGGTCGAGGGTGAACGGCACGGCGTAGCCACCCGCGTTGTCGGTGAGCGACGCGGCACGGGACCAGGCGGCCGTCTCGTCGGCGGTGAACGAGTCACGCTGACCGGCCGCGTACTTGGAGAAGGCATCCCGGTAGGTGTCCGAACCGGTCGCAGCGATGCGGATCGCCACGGTCGGATCGAGGCCACGGACCAGGCGCTCGGCCTGCTCACGGTGCGAGGCGTCCAGGCCGTCGACCTGCTCGATGGCACGAAGGCCACGGGACCGGATCTCCTGCGGGGTGGCGTCGAACCGGAGGTCCGACAGGTCGAAGGCGTCGCGCTTGACGATCACCTCAGGGGCACCCGAGAAGCCGGGGGTCACGTTGGCGGGGGCGAGAGCGGAGATCCGCTCCACCTGCACGGCACGGGCCAGAAGGCCCTCGAGCCGGGTGATCTCGGCCGAGCCGGCATCCCAACGGGTCTGCTCATCGGCGGTCAGGGCCTCGGCGGCGTTGCGCTCGGCCACGTCGGTGAGGGTGGCGCCACGGGTGACGGCTCCCTCGTGGATCTCACGGAGGCAGGCGGCCAGGTAGGCCAGGGCCTCACGAATCTGAGTGACAGTCATGTCTGTTGTCCTCCTAGGACAGAAGTGCGAGCACCCGGGAACGGGCGTCGGCGGACAGACCGGAGTGCGTGAGCGGCTCCAAGTCAGGGGCGGCGGGTCCCGTCTCCGACGTGCCGGGGTCGGCGGCGTCGGGGGCGGAACTGCCGAGAACAGGAAGGGAGCGGGCCAGAAGGGCCAGCGCCTCGGGATCGTCGATCAGGGCGGCGATCAGGTCGGACAGGTCGGTCACAGCGGTGCGAACACCTGCGATCAGGGCCCCGTCGTAGGCGGGGAACGACACAGCCGACACCTCGTCGAGCCGGGCCTCGGTGCGTTCCACCATCGACCGGTCGCGGTTCCACACGTCCTTGACGGGACGGAACCCGATCGACAGGGCATCGAGGGCGCCGTCTCGGATCAGGGCGAGGGCGTCGTCACCGTCACGGGTCTGCGACACCCGGAACTCGGCGTAGAGGCCGGCGGCGTCCTCGCGGAGCAGGGTTGCCCGGCCGAGAGGCATCGCCCGCCGGTCGTGCTGGGCGAGGAACTTCACCCGGTCGCCGCGCTCACTGATCGTCTTGGCGAACGCGCCACGCCGGAACAGTTCGGTGTAGGAGCCGGAGGCGTCACGGATCGGCGTCGGGGCGTCGAACGGCACCGCGATACCGACCACGGTGCGGCCGTCACCACGGATCTCTAGATCGGCCTGGTGGGCGCGGTTGAGGTACACCTCATCCATGTGGGGTCACTTCCTCTCAGGGAGTGGCGGCAGTGGTGCCGGGTGGCTGCATCTGCACCGACATGAGGCCGGTGTGCTTCAGCAGCGAGAAGTTGCGGGCCCGAACGGCCTGCTTCACCGACTCCGGCTCGTAGCCGCCATCAGTGAGGGTGCGAATCGTGTTCGCATCGGCGGCGAAGATCTCCGCTTCGTCACGCTGGTCCTCTTGCAAGAACGAAATGTGCTGGTCGTCGTACCAGAGTCGGGCGCCGTTCTTCGGTGCCATGATCGACTCGACAGCAGCAGCAGCGTCGGCCCACGCAGGCCGGGCGAAGATGTCAGCGAAGTGGCGGCGAGCCTGCCCATAGTTGCTATAGGTGGCGGCCCCGAGCCCTTCGGACAGACCGGCGATGATCGGCGGCACCTGCGCCGCAGAAGCCAGACGGGTTTCACCCGCGCCCTGCGTCACCTTGAAGTCAAGCTGCTTGAGGTCGGCGCCGACGACCTTCACGTCCGCACCACCGGCCAGCCACAACGTCTTGTAGGCGTTGCGGGCGCCCTCGTTGTCGCGCATCGCCTCGATGAACTCCAGCGCGTCCTTCTTGGCGAGCGCCTTGTCCAGCGACACCGCAAGGTTCGGGGTCGCCGCGTTCTCGAAGAACCGGGCCTTGTGCTCCGTCGCACCCATGTCCGATTCGATCTCACGGAGCACCGGGGTCAGCCACGACATGCCCCGCCAGTTCGCCTCCGGGTCCGGGGTCGGCGCGTAGTGGATCACCTCGGACGGTGCGAACACCAGCGGCTCACCCTGGCCGGGTTGCCCGTTCGGCCAGTAAAGGTACGCGAACGGCTCGGCGTCAGGATCGTCCGGGAGGTCCGAGGGCGACGACGTTACGACGTACACCAGCGAGGGCCGCAGACGGCGAATCCGGGGACCTGACGGGGTTTCACGGCGCACC